CCTTACATTTAGGTGCAGGGCGCAAGACAGGGATTAGAATATATTAAAAAGTGTATTACTATTAAATTAAGCTAGGGATTAAGCCGTGTATTCTTCTTTCAACCACTACGACAGGACAAGATCAAGTAAAGCTGTTGAGGTGCAAGACCCTAGTAATGCGTATGTAAATATGGAGCCGAATTGGATATTGATTGAAGATTTAATAACAGGAACCTATGGGATAAGAAAAAGACATCGAAAATACCTTCCGCAGATGCCCCGGGAGCAAGATGAGAGCTACGACAATCGTCTAGCCACAAGCGTTCTCGCGCCTTTATATGTCAGAATCGAAAGATTGCTTGCGGGTATGCTTACGCGCAAACCTGTTCGATTAAATGAGGTATCAGAACGAGTTACCGAAGATTTGTTCGATATTGATTTACAAGGTAACGATCTCACGAGTTGGACATATGAGACAGCAAAAATAATGTTGAGATACGGCCACGTTGGGGTTCTTGTTGATGCACCAACAGGCGGAACTGGCCGACCCTATTGGATTACATACAGCCCGCGCGAGATTCTTGGTTGGCGCACAGAACTTGTTGACGGTCAACAAAAACTCACACAATTAAGACTTTTGGAACGGGTCACGGAAGAAGATGGCGATTATGGACAGAAAGAAGTTGAACAGGTTCGATTACTAACGCCGGGAGCCTTTGAGGTTCACAGAAAGGGCAGGCAGGGAAAATTTGTCAAAGTTGATGAAGGAACAACGTCTTTGGATTACATACCATTTGCGATTGCATATTCAAACAAGGTTGCTTTCTTGGAATCACGCCCGCCGATGCAAGATATAGCAGAATTGAATTTATTGCATTATCAAAAGAGTTCAGACTTTGATAATCAATTAAGAATATCTTCTGTTCCTTTACTTTGTCTTTTTGGATTTCCGCAGGCGTCAGAAGAAGTGAGCGCGGGGCCGGGCGAAGCAATCGCGTTTCCAGAAGGTGCAAGGGCGGAATTTGTAGAGATCAAAGGACAATCGTTTCAGTATCAGCGCGACAGGATAAAAAATATTGAAGATCAAATTAATACTTTGGCACTTGCCGCAATTCTCGGTCAAAAATTAGTCGCGGAAACAGCCGCTTCGCAAGAAATACAAAGAAGTCAAGGCGATTCAACTTTGATGATTGTCGCGCAACAGTTACAAGACATGATCGACAATTGTTTGGTATTTCATGCAAATTATCTAAATATTGCAGAAATTGGTAATGCTTTTGTAAATCGTGATTTCTTAGGTCAGAGATTAGCACCGCAAGAGATTCAGGCAATGCAAGGTTTATGGTCTTCTGGCGCTATATCTCAAGAAACATTATTGAAGCAATTAGCAGAAGGCGAAATCCTAGGCGATGATTTTGATGTTGAAGAAGAAATCGAATCAACACAAAAAGGAGACATGATCGAAACAGATGAACCGACACCTGAAGCCGAAGAAGATGAACCAGTTGAAGACCCAGAAGATGAGGATTAATGACACAAACGCCGATTCGGGTTCCGTCTGATGTCTCCAAACTTGGGGCATCTATTCCATATCCTGATTTAATACCTGAAGAATATTTTCGTAATAGTTTAGATTTAAATAGATTTTCAAATAAGGTTTCGCGTGAAATCGTTGAATCTTACAATCGAATCATATTGCGGGCGGTTGATAAATTAGAAGCAATAGAACGCCTACCAAAGGCCAATCAACCTAAATATACAGCGGCACGTTTACGCGCTTTGTTATTACAGACAAAAGCAAGCCTTAGAAAATGGGATGTTAAATCAACGCGAGATATGGAACTTGTTTCCGATGCTGTTGCAAAGTTACAGGGAGAATTTGCAACGGTTCAAATGGAACGCGCATTGCCCGCAGGCATCAGGTCATCAATCAGAACTGTTGAAGTCACGCCCGCATTTGCAAAAGCTGTTGTGACAACAAGCGCATCTGAATTTAATTTAAATGTTTTATCTGATTCGTTAAGTACTATCGCGGCGGGTTCTGGCGCAAAGTTTTCATTGACAGCAAAAGAAGGCGCATTGATAAGGTTGCCAAATGGTCAATCAATAAAAAAATCTTTTCGCGGGATTACAGATCAAAGTGCAGAAAGACTTGGAAGATCAATTCGCGATGGATTATTGGCAGGCGATACAACCCAACAAATGCGAAGGCGTCTTGTCGGCAAGTTAAGATTCAATAGTTTGGCAAAAACAGCAAAACAGCAACAGTTGGCAATGCGTGGCGCGTCAATGATGCTTGCAAACCCGCAGATTCAAACAATCGTCAGGACATCAATAAATCAAGTAAGCAATGTCGCGGCGCAACAGGTTTACAAAGCAAACCCAGATGCAACAAAAAAATATCGCTACCTTGCAACCTTGGACAGTAGAACCAGTTCCCGTTGTCGTTCATTAGATCAACAGGTATTTGAATATGGAAAAGGGCCAGAACCGCCACAACATTTTAATTGCAGGTCAAGAACAGTTGCCGAAATAGATTACGATAATCTGAGCCGTGTTTTTGGTCGTAAGATCGAAGCGCCCAGACGCAGGGGTTTCAGGCCATCAGAAAGCGGTCTAGTACCCGCAGGGCAATCATACGGAACTTGGCTTTCGGGTCAATCGCAAACTATAAAGGCAAAAGCACTTGGAGCAAAAAAAGTTCGATTCTTTGATAAATTGTCAAAAAAATATGGCGGCGATCAAGCAATAAGAAAATTTGTTGCTGTTGATGGTTCTGAAAAAACTTTGGCGCAGTTACAGGCCGCGTATGGTAGAAATGCAGAAAAAATTAAAATTGTTCCTGATGTTGTCAGGGAAAGAAAAGGTGCGGAATTTTCTTGGCAAAGATATTCAGATGGTTCGCTTGCAGATAACGCAGAACCTTCAAACCTTACAAGATGGACGCCAGAACGTCAGGAATTACATCGAAAAATTATTGAAGATGTTATTGCGGAGAATAACCCGAAGGCGCAAAGAAACCCGATCTTTTTTATGACAGGCGGCGGGTCGGCTTCTGGTAAATCAATCATGTTGAAAAAATCGCCATTACCAAAAGGAACTGTTGTTATTGACGCTGATGCTATTAAGAAAAAATTACCTGAATATAATGCGATGCTTGCAAAGGGCGGAAGTGTTGCAGAAAAAGCCGCCAGATATACACATGAAGAGTCCAGTTGGATTTCTAAATTGATTCAAAGAGAATCAGCGCAAAGAAGATACCATACAATGCTTGATGGAACAGGCGATGGAAGCGTTGCCAGTTTGACCAAAAAAATTAAAACGATGACAGATCGCGGTATGACAGTTCGCGCCAAATATGCAACAGCCGAAATCGCAACGGCGTTAAAAAGAAACGCGGCCAGATATGCAAAAACTGGTCGTATGGTTCCGCCTGAATATGTTCGCGATGTTCATAAAAAGATTTCGCAAATTGTTCCCGAAGCCGTAAGGCAGGGCGT